TGCTCCTCTTTCCACAAGTTTTCAAGGTGGGTCAGATGGTGCAGCTCCTTCTGCTGCAGACGTTATTCGTGCATATGACCAGATGAAGTCAGCAGAAGATACTGATGTTTCATTGTTGATGACTGCAAATCATGGTTCTACAGTGGTCAGACACGTTATCAACAACATTGCAGAAACACGAAAAGATTGTGTTGCTTTCTTTTCACCAGAAAAAGCAGATGTTGTTGGTGTAACTGATTCTTCAACTGCAACTGACAACGTTGTTGATTATCGTGAGACAGTCAACATGAATTCTTCTTATGCAGTTATGGATTCGGGTTATAAGTATATGTTTGACAAGCACAATGATAAGTTTCGTTTTGTCCCATTGAATGGTGATATTGCAGGACTTTGTGCTAGAAATGATGCTGATAACTTCCCTTGGTTCTCTCCCGCAGGAACTGCAAGAGGTTCTATCTTGAATGCAGTAAAACTGGTATACAATCCAGATCAAGAGCAGAGAGATAGACTGTATTCTAACAGAGTTAATCCTGTTGTTGTTAATCCAGGAGGAGGAATCATCCTATTCGGTGATAAGACTGGACTCGCTAGATCCTCTGCATTTGATAGAATTAACGTTCGTAGATTGTTTATCTATCTCGAAGATGCTATCTCAGCAGCTGCTAAAGATCAACTTTTCGAGTTTAATGATGAAATCACAAGAGCAAACTTTGTAAACATTGTAGAACCTTTCCTGAGAGATGTTCAATCCAAGAGAGGAATCTTCGACTTCAGAGTCATTTGTGATGAAACCAATAATACTGGAGCAGTGATTGATAACAACGAATTTGTTGCTGACATTTTTGTTCAACCAGCAAGATCGATTAACTTCATTGGACTTACTTTTGTCGCCACCAGAACTGGTGTTGCATTTGAAGAAGTAGTTGGTAATGTTTAATTTTCTTTATTAACGACACACGGAGTAAAAAACAATGGCATTAAGAACAATTTCTGATTTTAAATCTAAATTAACTGGTGGTGGCGCAAGACCCAATCTATTTGAGGTTGAACTTAATTTTCCTACGGGTGCAAAACTCATAGGTGAAGATAACAACATTGATAGATTCATGGTAAAGGGCGCTGCCCTTCCAGCATCTAATATTGGACCAATTGAAATTCCTTTTAGAGGAAGAATTCTAAAGATTGCTGGTGATAGAACTTTTGATACTTGGACGGTTACAATCATTAATGATACTGCTTTCACTCTTAGAGATAAGTTTGAAAAGTGGATGAATTTAATCAATAAGCATGATGATGCATCTGGTTTGGTTGATCCCGCAGATTATATGCAAGCAGCATATGTTAAGCAATTGGATCGTGATGGAGAAACATTGAGGAAGTATAAGTTCCATGATGTATTCCCAACAAACATTTCTCAGATCGATTTGAATTATGAAACTACTGATGCAATTGAAGAATT